CAGACATTGATAGTATTACAAATGAAATATTAAAAGTGTTTGAACAAAAGCCAAGGTTTATTAAAGAGTTTGAAATAGATAAAATGCAGTTTGGTTTCATACCTAAACTAGACGACATGGTGTTTGGTGAATATATTGACTTAGACACTTACTTAGGAGATTGGTCACAAATGCACAAAGCGATGAATGTTCTATTTAGGCCTGTTATATATAAACCTAAAAAGAAATGGTATAATTTTTTTATATGGAAGTTTATTGATGAGAGTAAATATTTAGTGAGTGATTACGAGGGAACAGG